CCTTTGAAATTAAGAATTAACATTCACCTATCCCTCATAAACTCGTCCCCATGCCTTTCAACTCCGTTAGAAACTACCTCGCTGAAAAAGCCATACGCATTAAGCAAGAATGGAAACTTTTCCAATCAAATGCCGCCGATCACGCCAAAACCCTCACTGACATCCAAGACACTGATACCCGTCGCATGTACTCCCAAGTATACCACGATTCAAATAACGAATCCGCTGCTCTCGCACTCAACGCAGAATACTCTACAATCGTAGAAGCAATCCGCCTCGACTACCAATCGAAAGATCAACCCTTTCAACTGCACCGACCTCGCCCTGACACTACCCCCGTCCCCGAATCACGCCTCCCCGCCCCTGGAATCACACTACTCCCCCTTGAATACCACACTGGCCACATCATCCACGCAAACCCGCTTACGTCTCGCCCTCTCAATCCTGATCTAGACACTGACAATCTTGAATCATATATTCCCGGTGATATAGATTTTGGTCCTACCATTGATCCACTCATCCTCACTCTCGTTAATCGAAAGTATCCAGAATATCTGAACCATATCAACAAATACTGCCGCCCCGCTGGCACTACTGACGCAACATTCCGTGACTTCAATAAACAGCAGAAACCCTCTGCCCCACTTGACCCTGACCGTAAAGAACACGTTCTTTCCCTCGTTTTCAAATTTCTTGACGCTACTCCTTACTTGCCCATTCACTTCGTTGACACCCAATTCGCTAAACTCCCTTTAGTAACTGGAACCGGCTACCACAATCGTTTCTCCTACAAACAGAAAGCACACGCTAAATATTCTCATCCTCCTGAATACTCCGACCGTCCCACTTCAAAAGGCTTCTTTTACAACGCAACCTACGAAAACGCTCGCACACTCATTCACAAAATCAAAGAATCTGGTGTCCCTTTCAACCTAAACTTCGCTCCTGAAGATGAAGACTTATCTGACTCACAGATCCAAGACTACATCAACTCTCACTCCGATTTCTTTAACGACTACCCGACGCTTCTATTCACACGCAACCACATTTCCGACAAAGATAAGACTCTTAAAGTCCGCCCAGTATACGCTGTTGATGACCTTTTCCTCATCATCGAAACTATGCTCACATTCCCCCTCCTTGTCCAAGCACGCAAACCCTCCTGCTGCATTATGTACGGCCTTGAAACTATCCGTGGCTCTAACCACCGCCTAGACTTCCTAGCCAAATCCTACTCCACCTTCTTCTCAATAGATTGGTCCGGATACGATCAACGTCTCCCACGCATCATCACTGATCTTTACTTCACTGATTTTCTTCGACGCCTCATCGTTATCTCACATGGATATCAACCCACGCATGAATATGATAAATACCCCGACCTCACTGAATCATCAATGTACACACGAATGGATAATCTCCTTCACTTTCTACATATATGGTACAACAACATGACTTTCCTCTCTGTCGATGGCTTTGCCTATCGCCGCCAACATGCTGGTGTCCCTTCCGGTCTTTACAACACCCAATACCTTGATTCCTTCGCTAATCTCTTTCTCTTAATCGACGCAATGATCGAATTCAACTTTTCAGACTCTGAAATCCTCGAACTCACTCTCTTCGTCCTTGGTGATGACAACACTGGTTTTACCAACTGGTCTTTTCAACGCCTCCACTCATTCGTAGAATTCCTCGAATCCTACTGTCTCGAAAGATATAACATGGTCCTCTCCAAGACTAAATCCGTCCTTACCACTCTCCGCTCCAAAATCGAAACCCTCGGTTATCGCTGCAACTTCGGCTCACCCCGCCGTGATATTGACAAACTAGTCGCCCAACTATGCTACCCAGCACATGGCATTAAGTACTCAACAATGTCCGCTCGCGCCATTGGTCTTGCCTACGCCTCATCCGGCCAAGATGCTACTTTTCATTCCTTCTGCTGTGACATATACCACACCTTCCTCCCCTATCACAAAATTGATGAACGCTCCAAGCTTAACATGCTTCGTTTCCTCTCCCTCGGCTCCGACTCTCTCGACTCGCTCCCTGATGAAATGTTTTCACGATTTCCAACTATCGATGAAATCCGCTTCCGTCTTTCCTCCTACGCTGGCCCCCTCGCCTTCGCTCCAAAATGGAACTACGCTCACTTCATGAATTCTCCTGATATAATCCCTCCCTCTGCTAAGACTATGCACGACTTCGAAACTGAACACTCCCTTAAAGTTCGAATCGCACCTACCTTCGCAAACGGTTCAACATTACCGATTTAGTAACAACTATTTCTTCCTTTGTTCTATCGCTTTTAATTATTTTAAAACAATAAAAAAAACAAATAAAAAAT